ACCTGCCAGTTGATTCTCAGGAAGTAGATACCGGCGTTTATAAGTTCTTCTTTAATAATGACGGAGAGCACAATTCAGTCTGGACACTAATCGTTACATACGGCGGTGTCGGTTGGATAGAGGACTGGTTTGTAAAAAAGCAGCTTGTTGAACAAGTAGTTCAAGAGATTAGAGCCAAACAAGGCGAGGGTGGTTTCTTTCAGGGCGCAGCCACGGACAAAATATCTCCATAGTGACATATGACCATAGCAGGAGATCAGACAATACCGAGGCAGCAGCAGCGCTTCCTAGTGCGCTCTGGGCTAAGCGGCAATTTCGCTGACGCGGGTGCTCAGCCGGTAGGATTTCTCAAACTCATTAACTGCTATCCTGATAAGCGAATCGGCGCAATCCTCAAGAGGCACGGCAGCTCCTTAGAGGCTCTAGACGCAGCCCCGACTGCCCCAGCCAGAATACTTGGGATAAGTGAGTATGTAGTCGGAGCCCCCGACTCCTCCATTCCACTCAGCACTAGGGTAATTGCAAACTGCGGCAATCAGTGGCAAGTGCGAACTGGTAGCAACTGGGACCCCGTATCAGTCAGCAATAGCTGCTCCTTTTCCACTACGCGCCTAAATACTATGGTCATGCATGGTGATAGGCTTTGGATAGCCGGTGGTCGTCCGGCCTTCTGGGCTGGTCCTGGTAGCTCTATAGAGAGAGTCGGCATCCCGGCTCCCACTCAAGCACCGACCTGGATTACCTCTCTAGTGGGACCACTTGACCAAGAAGCTAGGTCAGGTTGGCAGTGGATGTATACTTATTACAACGAAAATACCGGCCTAGAATCCGACTGGTCGCCTCTCTCGACTACTTTTGTAGGCGAAAGAGATAGCCACCTAATATCCGTGCCCACGGACGCGGGGCTTACTAACGTGACGCACAAGAGAATATACAGAACCAATGATGGCGGCGCGACTCCCTATCTTGTCACCTCAATAGCAGTAGCAAGCACTAGCGTTTACGATGACAAGGAAGATAGCGAGCTAACTACGGCAGCCCAATATTTCGGGAGAAATCAACTTCCACCAGATTCGTCTTTTATTATAGCGACATATGCGCAGAGGCTTTGGATGGTCGATGCAGCGGACCCGTCTAAGCTAGCATTTAGCCTAGCATATACGGGACAACCATCGGACCTAGAGCTATTTCCGGCGACTAACTACGTTCGTACTACTCAGCCTATTACAGCTCTCCTGGTTGTTCCTGGTAGGATGCTCATATTTCATCCACGGAGCATTAGTTATATCTCCGGCACAGACGAAGACTCTTTCTCGCTACAGCCCTTTCGCACTGGGGTAGGTACGCTCTTCCCGCAGTCAGTTGCTACTAACGGGCAGAATATTGTTTGTCTAGCCGAGCAAGGATTTGTTGATGTTTCTAGCAATGGAATGCACATCTCTAGGGAGATAGACCATGACCTACAGCCGTTGCTAGCTGGCAGTTATAATAGTCAGATTTACTCAGCTTGCGCATGGAACCCGTCGATTCGACAGTTCGTCTTTTTTGTTAATGCAGTTTCCACGCAATACGTGCAATGGGAAGACGCTAATGGCGCAGCGGTCTCTTGGGTAGACGGCTCACTCAATACGGTTAATTGGGTGACTGAGGCCGGAGCTGGCACTCCAACTAACCGAGTTAAGATTTGGGGATGGTCACCGGAATTGTCTGGCGGTGGTCGTAACATGTGGTGCGAATACACATTCCCGACAATCACAGACGAGAACACTAGCGGCGCTTATCCGACGACGCTATTTCATCCGCAACCCTCAGCCGAGCTACTAGACCCACAGCAGGATAAGACTTTCCTTGGCTTCTTCAACGGCACTCGCGGACATATTCGTAGTATCTTCAGACGAGACAAGACCCAAGATGACAGCTCTAACATAACCTCTACGCTACTCACTAATAGGTTATCATTCGGCTCTGACAACGGTGGTTATAAGCGCATCTTTGGACTACAGTTTATGGGTAGCTACGGCGACCCAACGTCCGATGGCTTATGTACTTTGCAGTACCTAAAGGACTTTGAAGACCCCCACCTTCGCTCATTTTCGGGTAGTCTAATAACTATCCCAAGCAATAGTACAGACGTAAAGAACGTGCCGCAGGGGTTAGCGCGATATATACACCTCTATCTGGTGGACACCTCCGCAAGTCAGTCCAAGGTTTTACTATCAGAGCTCTTTATTCATTTCAGGGAACGCCTACGCAGAGATAATAGATAATGGCTAAAGATAAAAAGAAAGACAGCAAGAAGGAAGGGCAGAAGCAGCAGGGGCAAAAACAACAGAATCAGCACCCGCAGCAAGACGCCTCGACTTTTGATCCTGATAAATTTGCCAAGAATAATCCGCAATATGCGGATATCTTTGCTCAGTATGGAGTGCCCCCGGATGCACGTAGACGCGCCAGCGGCGGCCTAGAAACGGAGTACCGCTTTGTACCAGGCAAAGGCTGGGAGAAATACAACTCGGCCACTGGACAGATGGACTACAGCAATTTTAACGGTGGCGACGCAGCCCCTTCGGATAACGGCGGAGCAACCTCCCCCAGCTCAGGGAGTGGCAGCACCGGCGGCGGTGGTGGAGCAGACGGCGGCGCGGGGGACGGCGCGGGAACTGGTGACGGCGGTACTCATCAAGAGCCCCCGATTGGCGGCAACCAACCCCCAACAGGCGGCGGAGCCGATCCAGGCCAGTTCCCGGATTGGATACCAAACTCCCCCGAGTGGCAGAATCCAGCCCTCATCGCATATGAAGGGCCGCAAGGGCCAATGCAGGCCGAGGGTTTATTTAATCAAATCTTCCAGCAGGCAACACAGGGCAATCAGTCTGCATATAACAACGCAGCAAACAGACTCCGCGAAAGGTTAACCTCGGCGGCTCAAGGCGCTCAAGACCGCTTGTCCGGTCAATTTGCTGGTAGAGGCTTTGGTGCTAGTGGTGCATATCAAAATGCCAGGCAGTCACTAGACCTCGGCGAGAGACAGCAATATGCGCAGGGCTTAAATGAACTTGAGCAGAACTTTGAAAATGCGAGGTTGCAGGGATTGGGACTTGCCACCGGAGCGGCATCTGGGCTTGGTGGGCTAGAGCAATTTACGCGCAACATGGCGCAGAATGCTTGGCAGTTCCGTAATGAACAGCAGATGCAAGAGCAGCTCGCGCAGAATCAAAATGCCCTTGACTACTATAACTCTCAACTCGGTGCATACAGCAAAGAGCGAGATAGGCAGACAGAAGAGCGCATGGGTAAGCTCAGGGCTAAAGTTGAATTGGGACAATACTAATGAATTATGAAGATCTTTTCCGACAAGCCTTTGCGCAATATCAGCAAAAGAACGCACCTCAGTTCCAAACCCCGAACTTTGGGCATAGCGGCGCATTTGGCGGGGGATCTGGTTTTGCGGGAATGCTCAATCAACTAGCCTCTCAATATGGAAGGCGGCAGCCCGTAATGTCTGGCGGCTTTGGGATGCCGGTAAGGCCATCAATGCCCCCGGGCGGATTTGGCGGAGGTTTTAATGGTGGAAACCTAGCTGGTAGTCGCTCCGACCCAAGACTAAACGGCAATGGCAATACTGGGATTAATGGCGGCAATCTAATGGGAAGCCGGTCTGACCCGATGCTTCATGGCGGAATGCCTAATGGGGGATTTGTTCCACCTCAAAGAACACTAAGACCTATTGGTATGGGACAGACTGGGGGCTTTAATCCAAACATGCCAAACCCAGACCCGAATGCCATGATGTCGGCATATATGCAAAGAAGGGGGGCTTACTAATGTCGGGGCGCGGAAGTAGCCATTCATTAGGAGATCTCATGTCAGGAGCCGGTCGATTCTTAGGGATCATCCCCCAAGAGAAGACACAGGACGGTGGCCAGGATCTAACCGAGGATGCTCAACGCTTGCAATTAGGGCAGCTTGGTAGGTCTTTGCAAGCTGATGGCTCTGGGCATATCAATCCATACGGCGGTGCTGGTGGCGGTGGTATGAGCGGCGGCGAGTACGCTGCCTACTTAGACGCAACCACTAATCCCTTAAGGTCTAGCCTAGCCGGAGCTGGTCCTCTTGCTAATATACTATTCTCAGCAGCCCTACAAAAGAGCCTTGCGACGCAGAATCGGAAGACTGGTAATCTTGACTTTGCCGAGTCTGGTAGGCAGCAGGAGCGGCTTTCTATGCAACTTAGCGATCTAGCTAAGAAGATGATGGGCGGCGCAGGCGCGGGAGGCCAGGCTCCTCAACCTAGGTCCGGGGGCGGAATGGCGGTAGCTGGTGGGCGCATGAAGACAGGTGGCGGCCTAACCATAGATGAGGCTCTCAAGCGCGACATGGAAAAAGCTGAAAGAGAGCGCCAATTGCGCATGGATAATGCCATGTTTGAAATGCAACAACGAAAGCTAGAAAGTGAATTAGCTAGTGACGCTGTTAATAGAAAAATGCTCCTTGCTCAAAATAGACGTAGGGAGCTAATGGCGGCGCTTCTTAGGCGGGATTTGTTTTAGGCGATGGCCGATAAAGCTGCCGAGTGGTTACGCTCGCAAACAATGGATCGGGATTATCTTATGGCGAATGGACAATCTGATTATCTAAAGCTTTTACAGGACTCTCTCTCTCAGGGGGGGCCGGAAGGGCTAATAGCCGGATTGCAAGCCATGTTCCCTAGCTCAGAAGATGTACGCGGCGCGGCGGCTAAAGCTAGGCAGCAGATTCCACTAGCTCAGGCAATCAATCAAGCTGTATATTCTAATCGCTCAGCCGGGGATATTGCGAGGGAGCTTGGCTCTGGTGTTGCGCGACAAGCGATTGAACCATTTAAAATGGGATGGGCGATTGCTAGTCCGCTTGTCTCTGGCGCAGCAGACGTTGCTGGCTCAGCTATCGAGGGTGGCGTTTCTGAACTAACCGGCTCCCCATTCCGATTTAAAGACGATGCGACTAAGGCGGAAGTCAATGCCATAGAACAATTAAAGGCAGCGCAAGAAGCTGTTATCCAGGAAAATCTAGCCAAAGAAGCCAATCGCTCAAAGGCTATCGCGGCCCTTACCGACCTCGCCTCCGTAGCTAGTAACACAAGACCGGAAGACATGTTTGTTGCAATAGGAAACGAAGGGATATACCAGGGTGGACAGAAACTAGGACCAATGTTGGAGCCTCGTTCTAAGGCAGAGAATCGCAAAATCAGTTCAGGCGAAGCCAAGAATGACCTTGGTGAAACCATTACCCAGATGCGCTTTAGACAGCTCCAAGAACAAGGGATGCGCCAACAGTTGCTTGATGCTATGCTTAAAGCTATCATCAATAGAGCCGGGAGTGAGATGACGACTCCCGATGAATTTCAGAACCTACTCAAGCAAATAGCCGAAGCCGGTCACTCAGGAGCCCCACTCCTCAGCGCACTACAAGCTACATCCTCCCCGGAAGAAATAGACGCAGCCGTAAAGAAACTTGGCGTGGTTAAATAATGACCAATCCATTAGCAGATCTCATAGCGCAGCCAGGGCTTGACTATCAAGCTAGACGCGCAGCTATGGACGTGTATAAGCTACAGCGCAGCCTAGAGAAGGAGGGTATTGACCCTGGTCCAATAGAGCCGAGGAAGAGCACATTTAGCCAGGTATTGGATTGGATTGCGACCCCACAACAAGCCGTAGGTGGCATAATCGACTCAGCCGTTCAGGGCAAGCTTGGAGAAGAGGGTATAGGCGGCGCTATGTATAGAGGCGCAGCCGATGACATTACCGGTTCTCAGATACTCAAACACGCCAATTGGGGAACTCCGGCAGGGCGAGCCGTAGCAGGTTTTGCTATGGACGTTCTTACAGACCCACTTACCTATCTTTCATTTGGTACTTCGAGATTCGCGCAGGCTGGCGGAAAGGCGCTAACGGCGGCGGGATTAGCAGAAAAGACAATCATTAGTGAAGCACTGCGCTCCGGGATGGATGACGCGACCAGAGCCGCGACCGCGCTCGATACCGAGAAGCTTATAGACGTAGCCTATCAAGGGCTATTCGAATGGAAATCAGCAGCTAAGAACCTAGCCAAGGCAAAGGAAAGCGGTAGCCAGGCAGCCTTAGAGGCGGCCACATTCGCGGCCAATCAAGCCCATAGCAAATTCAAGCCCCTCATCGAAGCGAGCCCTGAGATTGCGGCTAAGCTTGGGAATGAAAATGAGCTAGCGGCATTTATCGACAAATCCTTTGTTAAGCCGGGATTTAGAGTTGGAATTGATCTACCTTTCGCCGGGCATCTTTTTGCAAATGAAACGCAGGCAGCTAAGCTAACTAAGTTAGCTACAGACACCGGGCCAGTCGCGGATATCTTTGCCCCAGCCGAGAAGGTGGACGGTATCATCAAGAAGACCTTTAAGGGCGTAGCTAATCAACTATCCGAAATCGGCAAGACTGGTAGAGTCAAGATTTTCGAATGGGAAGCGTCGGACAATCTAGTAGACTCCATTTCGCAGATTAGCGAAACTGTCAATAATAAGTTACTAAACTTCACCAATAAGGTCGGCGAAGCTGTCCTATCAACCCCCGGCATTGGTAAGCCATTGGAGATGGTTACTAACGCTACTAAAGAGTTCTATAAAGGTGCTCAAAGAACTTTTCTGCGCACATTCGTAATAGGGCCAAAGGCTAAGATAGCTGAGAACGAATACCGAAATGCGCTCGCTGAGATTGATGATGTCTCTATGGAGCACATGGTCAATGACCTCGGAAACTTTATATTCCAGAAGGGACCAGACGGTCGAGTAGTTCGCGACGCAAAAGGCGCAATACTAAAGAATGCCACCGGCACCAAGGCTCTCAATGATGCGGCCTTAAGAATGGACGCCGCTATGCGCGGCTCTCTAAAAGAGTTTAATGACTATATAGAACTCGCCTCCCCGGACTATAAGCGCCAATTGCTTGGTGCTATGGAGAGATACGCTAAGGGCGTAGCCAATGAAACCGATGATGCTATTCTCGGCATGGCTAAGCAAAGCGGCTTTGACAACATAGCCCAGCGGCGCATTGATGAGATTCTAGCGGACCCCTCCCTCGCCGGTGAGGAACGAGATGCATTCATAGCGCTCAAGAAATCGTTCGACACCATGCACGATGAAGATACTATCGCTGGCGTCGGCACTTCATATTTAAATGGATATATCCCACACCTCTACCACAACCCGAAAGTTAGTAGCGTGAAGGTAGGCAAGTCAGGCACTGGCTTTGACTTCTCAAAGACCCGCAAGTTCACCACGCTCCAAGAAGCCCTCGACGCTGGCTACGTCGGACAAACCAACGCCCCCTTACTATACTTCACTCGCAAGCGAGCATCTCTTAGTGCGCAAGCCAGGGCGGCCTACGTGAAGCGCATGACCCTAGAGAACGGACTGCCAAAGCAGGTTGTAGAGAATCTTTATAGAGAAGCTGCTACTGACCCCGCCGGACCAGCAGCGGAGATGTTGCGAAAGTTTCGTATACCAACCCCACAAAAAGTTACCGACCCAGAAGTATTAGCGGATGCTGCTAAGATACAGATGTTCGGTAAAAGGGAGTCTCTTCAGCGCGAACTAGCGAAGCCTAACCTTCCCCCAACTCTACAGAAGCAGTTGCAGCAAGAGCTAGATGACGTACAGACTGTCATTCACAACAAAGCATGGGAGGGTAATTTTAGGCCATTAGACGGCAATGCCCCCATGTTAGGGGAGAAGGCGTCCTATCGCACCGTAGACGGTGAGGATTACTGGGTACCGGATCACATAGCGAGAGCGATGGATGAAAACCTAGCTGCTCGGGATTGGCTGAAAAATAAGTTATCCGATAGTCCCTTCGGGCAAGCCCTGCTTAGGCTAAACGATAGCTCGATGTCATTCCTAAAGAAGTCTGCGACGATACCATTCCCAGCTTTCCACATACAGAACGTCATCGGCGATGGTCTGCTTAGGTTCTTCGATGGCGGTATCGCAGCGCATGACCCCGGACTACTTGCTCGGCTTGATGATATACTAGGCGGAAGAGCTGGCATCCGCACAGCCGGAGGTGCCATTATAGACGGCGCTACATTCAAACGCGCTCTTAGAGCTGGCGGTATTAAAGCTAGCGCAACTGACTTATTCGAATTAGTCGACGGCGCTGCTAAGCTCGACGTAGATTCATGGGTTAAGGGTAAGAATAGCGTTCTTGCCAATGCCAGAACTCCCGGCAGTCGGATGCTTGCATTTAAACAAGCAACCGAAAAAGTCAGAGGACTCTTCGAGCAAAACTTTCGCGCAGCTCACGTCCTCCATCGACTAGAAAGGGGTGACACTCTGCCCGACGCGCTAAGGCATACCCAAGAGATTATGATCAACTACCGGGACATGACTCCGGTTGAGCAATCACTAGCGCGTAGATTTTTCATGTTTTATGGTTGGATGAAGGGCTCGACCAAGCTGACGTTACGCTCGCTCATCACTCAGCCCTCGGACCTTCTAGCACAAATGAAGGCAGCTCGGTCTACAGCAGAGTTCTTCGCTTCCAATCAAGAAGTACAAGACCTAGACACTCATGACTATGATTTGCTCAAGACAGCTACGCAGCAAGAGCAAGTGGCCTTTATGCTCGGCAAAACAAAGTCCGGCGACACATTGGTAGCCAGAAACTTCGGACTACCGATGAATACACTCCTTGCTTCTTTTAGCCTACAGTCACCACGCAAAGCGTCGGTCGGAGAGATTGTAGATGCCGTCGGCGACTCGGCCCACAGGACGGCGCAGAAGCTATTTGCAGCGGGTAACCCTTGGATAGTGGCGGCAGCGGAACAGATTAGCGGTAAGAACCTATACTTCGATAAGCCGCTTAATGCAGAATTTCTTCGCAAAGTTCCAGCGCTCAAGGAAGCTGGTAAGCAACTTGCCCAATTCACTGGTGGCGCTATCCCAGAGACGGTCTTTAATGGACTTGATGACTTCACCAAACAATACTTAGGCGGAGTCCCCGATGGGAAAGGTCGGTATATCGTTAATTCTGGAAGGCTCTGGTCTTTAGTTACCTTCATTCCTGGAATAGAAAGAGCCCTATCCCTCGGTAATCTTGCTATCAACCCAGAAGTCCCCGCGTCTATGAAGGCGCTACAGGCGTTCTCCGGTGCTCGCATAGAAGAGCAAAACGTCGAGATGCAAGCCCTTGGACAGATTCGTAGTCAGCTTCAAGAGGTGGCGGAATCCCGCTCCCTCAGTGCGCGACGGAAGGCCCGGCGTCACGGCTGGGAATAGTTCGCTAACCCATAACCATATAGGACCAATATGGCGAGAGTTGTAACTCAACGCATCCCTAGCTACTTCTATTCATGTACTAACCCCATAAGATGGCGAGATCCCTACAGCCATCCAGACGACCAAGAGAGGTTGATACTAACTCCAAACGAGATTGTGCAGCGCGGTAAGCGAAACGAGGCATATGCCAATTGGCTCGTTAGGCATGGCCTCAAGAACAAACTCATGCGGTGGCAGGTAATACAAATACTAAGATTTAAACACTCGGAGTCGAGTAGGCGCGATTGGTGGGAGAGGTATCAAGATTGCCTGTTCCGCGTGTGGGTATCGCCGGAAACTCTATATTGCAAAGATACCAAGCAGTATAAGCAGTGGTACGTTCTTTGCCCCGAAGATTCAGAACTGCTACTACGCTACGAGTTTGCTCTTCGCAACCCAGAACTACCCCCACGCTCGCCACTAAGCGAGCCTTACTTCTCAAAGTTTAAACACCTCCGCAAGGCGCGGCTTGTGCCCGTTGAGTGTTGCAGGCATTGGCGACATGAAACGACAGCGGGGGCTCTACCGTTAGGATTGTGAGATGACAATAGGACAACGAGATTTGGACGTTGAACGACGATTAACTACGCTCGAAGAAGCAGTGGAACAGCTCGTAAGATCCCAGGAAAAATGGAGTTTAGCAATGGAGCGATTGGAGCGTGACTTATCCCGTATTTCCGGAGCACTGGCAACTATGAGCTATGTGATGATTGCCCTACTAGGCGGCGCTATTGCCGAGGTGTTTCATCTCAATACGGCAATGGTTATAGCGATTAAGCAACTGATAGGTGGCTAGTGTACGGCGCTCACATTCACGCAGCAGCTAGGGAGTATGGCATAGACCCGAAGCTACTAGCAGCCCTCATCATTCAAGAGTCGAGTGGTGATGCTAGGGCAAGGCGAGCTGAACCGAGATTCTATCAGAAGTATCTAGAGGGTAAGCCTCTCATTGGGGATGTTCCAGCTACGGCCTCCCGAGACACCGAGAGGTGGCTTAGATCAATGTCCTATGGCCTATGTCAAGTGATGGGGCAAGTGGCAAGAGAACACGGATACAAGGGAGATCTTCTGGATCTATTTGATCCAGCTAAGAACATAGACTTAGGAGCTAGAATCCTGGCTCTTCACCTACGCGCAATGAGTAGAGTAGCAAGCTCAGAAGGGGCGGTTAGAGCGGCCCTGCTCAGATACAATGGCGGCGGCGATTCTACATATCCGGACAAGGTACTATCGCATATTGCGACAAACGCCTACCAGCGCGTCCTGTCTATCCCATAGGTAATATTGAATTGGAGTATTTATGGCAAGTAAGAGCTTCGCCGACCGATTGGTCTCGTCCTTCTTGAGTACGACCGGACTTAAGGCGGACCCCATCTTTAGCGATTCCGAGGAAGAGTTTCTCACCCCAGAAGAGAAGCTGGCGCGATTAAGGCAGATGAAGACAGACCCCAAATACACTGACCGGTTAAGTCAGATTTCTAATCGCATAAAGGAGATTGAGTTGAGTGAAGCAATTAAAGAAGACTATTAGTGCTTTAATTGTAGTAACGGCGCTCTCTGCGAGCATCAAAGTAGTAGAAGCCGAGTCGGTCGCCGGTGCAGGTTTTTTGGGATTGCTCCACCCGAAATTCCCGGCCAAGGAGGCCGCGCAGTTTTTACGGAGGTTTGAGCGACCGGCTACGGCGTTTTTGTATAGAACCTTTGGGGTTAATGATGCGCATCTTAAAATCCTTCTTGACGACTATAGATCTGCTCGCTGGAACGGTGGCGCTCCCCTTCAAATTACTGCTTATATTGATTGTGGACCTTGCAGACGGCCACGTCGAAACGGCTCCTTGCCGCATTTCAGAGCGGATCTTACAATTTCGCAATTCAATTCTACCCTCCAAAAAAACTCGAAAGCCAGAAAGAAGCTCCTTGCGGACTACCGCAACGAAGCGAGACGTGTTCGACGCCTGGTAGACCTGGCTCCGGATTTCGACTGGATTATCTGCCCCTCGCTGGAAGATAACTTATCGGAACAGGGGTTCAGGCAGCTTAGTAAAGTAGTGCGTACAGAATTCCGAGGCGTTAAATATAAATTGATGCGGAACCCGATGAGCGGCGGAAGAGCCGATGCGGAGGTGCTAGAGCTACACCTCACCGACGATTCAAGATTTCACTTACTGAGACCAGGGGATATGTACTTTGCGGACGGCGAGAAAGCCCTACACTCATCTGATTTCATACGCTCTTTACTTGAATCTGGAATAGGTTACATCGCTTGGCGACCCTGCTGGCAGGGGATCACAAACAACCCAAACACGCCACCAGGTCAGCGCACCTATTCTCTCTGCGAAAAAAAGCAGACGCTTGATGCGATTCGAGAAGCATATTTATCACTAGGATTATAGGAGATTATTATGTTGGACAAAATTCTCGGTAAAGCCGATGACCTTCTTTCTAAGCTTCCACTGAATGGCGGCAAGTTCTCGTTCGGCGTTCTGCTGGTGGGGGTTGCGTCTTTGTTCGGTAAACAAGCCGAGGCTAATGCTCTAATTGCCCTAGCCCCCTTGGCGATTGATGCGGCTGGGAAGGTGATTGTGGTAGTTGGTGCCTTGCACGATATCGTGAAAGCCGCCCTTAAGAAATAACTATGGAGTTGAGGCGCAGGCTCTAATCTGCGCCACGCTCGTAGGATCGAAGTGAAGCTCCTGGGTAAGGGATAGTCTTAGGGGATCTGGATTCATTATAGTAATACTGTCGACGTGAGCCGCAGAGAGCGAGTGCCCGATTTCGTGAGCACCGGCTATCATAGACTGATACATCCTGGTATCCCCATCTTGATTTACAGCATACGCATTAGAAAGCGAGATCCCCGTCCGCTTGACACATCTCCCGCCCATTCCACCCAGGCCTGTCATCCAGTACTTGTCTAGGTAGATTGCGGGCGGTAAGAAGAAGTGCGCCATTGGGGCGCGTTTAAAACTGCCCCTAAACTTCTTACCGCTCCTTTCCCATAACCCCTTTCCGTGATAGTAATCGCGGACACAGAACCAGGCTCCGTAGACTGACATAAAATCAATGCCATACACAGGGCAAATGTTACGCTTGACTACCCGAACTCTCGGCACTAAAGTTACCCCTGACTCTATTTTATATAGCGATACTATAGATTCTAGCGTTATCCTAAAGTGCCCATCTGTCAACGCGCCGTCGCCTAGTACCCTGAACACATTAACTCGCGCCGACTGTGCATTAGTAACGCATGGCGTTACCAGTACAGTAATGTTGACAAAAGCGCACCAAATTACAACATATAAAACAAATCTGAGCATGGTCTAGCCTCTAATAAACTAACGTTTTCGCCGTGGTGGTCTGGTCAACTGCCACGGCGTTTTTTATTGCTTTTCTTAACGTCAGTCTCAATCGAGCACCCTGGTTTCTTCGCCGTAGCGATACTCTCGCTTAATTCGGATTTCGTAATTCCCCTGCGGCAAGTCTTTGAAGCGGTAGGTCGGATGCCCAATGTCATCTCCGTGCTCCTGGTGCACAATCTTCGTGGAGGGCGCAGTGACCTTCACATACATTTTTTCGTCAAAGCCTTTCATCACCACAGCCCCCTCCAACACTTTGTGATGATGCCCGGTTGCTTCGCCCCGCGCGATAATGTTGTCGGCAACAATTTCGCCTTGTGGCTCTTTGTCAACTTTGATCAAAACTACATCGCCGTGAAAATACCCGATTTTCTCTTTCATTTTGCATTCTCCTTTGTTAAGCATGCCACTCGAACTTAACTTTTTCTTTCTCGCCGTACCACTGCCATTGAAACGCCTGCTGTGCGTCTGAAATACTTGGTGGCACTCCCTCAATATACATACGCCCAGTGCTTGGACACACCATTTTCAGCATGTGTATATCTTCGCCGTCATCAATCGGTAATTTAAAAAGCTCATAATCTTTCCAGCGCGAAATGCTTTCCCCCTTCAGGGCCTCAAAGATTTTCTCCATGCCAATGTTCTCAATCAAAAGCCTTCTCACCTCAGAATTTTTTTCGTCTAAAATCCATTCCGGCTGCCACTTTTCGCGCATGACGCGGCCCATGCGCTCCGGAATTTGGATGTTGTGAAAATGATACAGCTTGATTTCCGATCCTAGCTCAACTGAGGTTTCGCTTTCGGCGTGAAGCTCGAAAATGGGCAGCCTCCAATCATCCTGTGTCTCCCCCACCTCGACAAGCTGCACCTTGTGTGGCTTCGGGAGCACCATGTGAAATTCTTTCGCCCAAAATGCGATAGGGCAATGCCTTGAGAAGTTAATAAAGAGCTGGAATTTCGCGTCATCAAACTGTGCGCCCAACGCTTTCGCGATTGAATACCTCGCAGCCCAGTAAGACCAAAACGTGCCCAGATAGAAACTTGAACGCAGGCTCGAATCCAGGCTCCAACGCAGGCTCGGAAGCATGTTCGAACGCATGCTCGAATGCAGGCTCGAATCCAGGCTTGAACGTAGGCTTGAACGTAGGCTCAACTCCAGGCTCAACTCCAGGCTCGAATACAGGCTCGAACGCATGCTCGAATGCAGGCTCGAATCCAGGCTTGAACGTAGGCTTGAACGTAGGCTCAACTCCAGGCTCAACTCCAGGCTCGAATACAGGCTTGAACGCAGGCTTGAACGCAGGCTTGAAATTTGGCCCGCAAACGATCCCGTGGTTGGGAACCGCTCTCCCATGAGCGCATACATCGCGCGGGCAGTTCGCTCTTCGTCTTCTTTTGTCGTTTGCTCAGATTGCCATGCCACGACTTCGCGCACAATTTCGCTCGCTCGCTTTTTTTGATCTTCAGTGATGTCAGATTTGGATATTTTCTTACTCATTTCTTGTCCGCCTCCACCTCTTCCGAAATCTCGCTTAGCGCATCGTCGCAATTTAACGTTTCCAAACTGCGCCTATGGGCGTTTGCCATCATCCCGCACCACTCCATAAGCTTGTCCCATGTATTAGCGGGGATTATTCGAATTGGAATAAGGGTTTGATGAGACAACTTGCTCACCCCCTTCGCACCTTCTAAATCATTTTTCTCGTAAACGTCCGCGGGATAAATGCACAGGCATTCCCACCCCTCTTGATCTAACCGCGAGTATATCCCCCCACTTTTTGACCATATCGCCCACCCATCAATTCTCTTGCTCATCATTGCTCCACCTCATCAGCTATTGTCATTTGATTCTTTCTTCATCCTCTCAAACACCCCGATCAAATCTTGTAGGTGCGATTGCCCTACTTCTTCCCCCGTTGCTTCCCATGCTGCCCATGCTACCCTCGCTGTTTCCCATACTACATTCCATGCTGCCCTTGCTTCTCTTTCTCCTGCCCATGTAACCGTCCATGCTGCTTCCCTTGCTTCTGGCCATGCTGCTCCTGCTACTTCCTTTGCTGCCCTCGCTGCTTTCCTCGCCGCCGCAAGTTCTTCCTTAGTCGCATTACCATTTGCGAATCGTTCAGCGACATCCAAAGCCTTGATACTACGCTCGTCTCTCATTAAGTGCTGCACGCGCCTAACGCATCGAACTGCGAACAAACGTAACTCTTTAGCCGACAGCAACTCTTCCCTGAGCACTACCCAGAAGCGATCGTCGATTGGAATCTCCTTCATTCTGAGGATGTCTAGAGCAGTACCCTTCCAGTCCTCGGGCAGGCACCTGTTGGGATTATAGCAAGGTTTCGGCTTCCATGATCTGATGTCTCCTATTGTAAAAGTTTTAAGTGTCATCGTTACTCCTCGTCTATTCGTATAGAGTCAAAACGCCCTGCTCGTGATCTATAGCGTCAAACACAGCGGCGGAAAGTTGAGCCAGTCCTTGATTGTCCTTCGAGAACAGCTCAACGGGAGACGCTTCTATGCTAGCGATTTCAGTCTTCTTGAATGAAGTATAATAAACGCGCCTTATACTCACGTTAATGAACCTACCAGCTTGCTTATCCCGCAACACTACCAACCGATAGTCAAACGTCACTCGCTGCTTTATTGGCAGATTATTAGTCATCGTGCGCCTCTGCGAATTGTTCTTCAACGAGCTGACGCGCCTTCTGTAGGATCGCGTGTCCACGACGCATTGAGCAGCCAGCCAAAGCGCAAGCACGACTAACGGAGCCAGTAGTAGCATAATGCACCAAGAAGTTTTTATGTTGCTTAAAGTGGTTTGAATTAAGCGTATCGATGACGCGCCCTGCGGCTAACCGCGAGATTGTCCCCTTCTCATCAACGCATATCGCCTTTTCCGCCTCTTCTTCGAATTTAATGTTGTCAATAACAATCATTTGATATCTCAGCTGCTTACCCTTGCGATAATGCTGCAAGCACTCTCGTTGGATGATGCTATAGAGCCAGCTTGAGAACTTGGCTGTACCAGCAAACTGTGCGCGACCAAGCCATACTCGGAACCAGGCCATGCTATGTATCTCTTCATCGGCAGACCTATCGCGATTATACCTGTGAATAATACTTCTGGTGAAATCAAAATGCTGTTCATAAAGCTCGGCAAACGCTTCCTCGGAACCAGCTGCGACTAGCCCCATTAAATCCCGATCATTCTCAAATCCTGGTGACATCTCTACTCCTCGAAATAATTGCCAAACGTATTCAGCAGATAGGTGCGCAGCCCCCGGATCTGATGACTGATGGCAGACTTGGTAGCTCCATAGGTCATCTTGTAGAATCCGGGGATCTGCCCCATTCCTCCATCCATGTCGACAAACATTCTCAACTTCTTGAGTCTTATTTTATCTATGCAGATGTGCTTAAGGATCGCCTTAGTATCTAATAGTCGCTCAGCATTACCGGTGCTTACATTTTGAGAAATTCTCGTAGAGATATACGCCCTAGCCTTCTTGGCTCTCTCCTTAGCGTCCTGTCTTGCTACTGAGAGGGCTGAGTATCTTATGCTAGCCCATACATGCGCGGCGGTCTTGTGGTCCAATTCAACTAACCGAAGTAGTGCTGATGATAGCACTTCGTCGGCGCAGACATTATACTTCCTAGCGAGGCATTGGGCATACCCCTTCATGGCGCTAGCGTGTTCCGCGTAATAATCGGCCAAGTCTATGCCCCGCGTCATATTCTCTATGATGCTTTGATCTTGCTTCTAGCATCCGCATGACTAATGAGCATTGCCATATAGTGACCGAACTCCCGTTCTAGTCTCTCTTTCTTGCGAGCGGCTTGATACTTACTAATTGACCCATATTTCTTGATAATGATTTCTTTTACAGAACCCTCGATGCCCCGTATCTCGCGCACCTTAACCTCCCCCAGCTCCGGGAGTGGTTGGCTTAGTACTATAGTAAACCTAGTGCCAGGTAGAAGGTTGGGGAGGTCTAGTGCATCGTATCCAAAAACGCGGCATTGCCGTATGCGAGAGTTTATCATGCATTCAAAGGCCGCCATTGGAGCCCCTCTTTTTGTGCGACGAGCACCCAGCAAGCGAATAAAGTTCGCTTCTACGAGAACAGATGTCTTAGTCAACTTAAGCTCCGGTGGAACCAAAGCCAGATTTGTCTCTTATTGTCCTACCCAATGCTTCTGGGACATGTACTCTTTGAGCGGCTGAGCAATATGGAACTACGATTAGCTGGGCGATTTTGTTACCCGCCTGAAAGAACGCCCCAGTGCGGGAATGATTGCGAATCATCACGATCAACTCACCGCGATATGTGGAATCGATGACACCGCCATGCGTATAAATCTGCCTGCGAGCGATGCTAGACCTATCACGAATAAGTCCAACATAGCCATTGGGGATGGCCACGGTAATACCAGTCACAACCTCCGCCTGCTCATCGGGGGCCAGGGCGAAATCACTGTAACAGGTGATATCAAACCCAGCATCTCCAATCTCCGGCGTAATGAGCTTAGCCTTATTGCGTAGGTGATATATTAGCATATTAACCCCTCTTATATCTTGGTCTATCGTCTGATTCGTGCTGTCCGCGCAATCTATAAGCAAGTAGGAACAGGATGCAGCAAGCCGCATGAGCAAGGTGGCTACACCCAGTTTCGGGATCGGCGTCTTGACCACCCCACCATGCAGTTAGATGTCGCATCGCCGCCGAGTAGAGCCGTGAATATAAAAAGCCTTCCCCCTGTTCCCAGTTGCGATCTCCGTATTTCTTCGCGCCAAACCGCAGAACCTCAACAACCGCCTCGACTGCATCGAATGGAAGCAGTGCCCAGGGTGTCTTTGTTTCATCGTGTTTAATTGGTGTCATTTGCCATCCCAGAAAGGTCCGCCAAATATTCGAGCAAGATAATAAAAGAGCCGCGCCCTAGCTCGCTGAATCCTATTGTCGCCAGCGATGACTAGCATCATATGCAAGAAGCGCCTATCCACTTCTTCTCGTGTGAGGTTTAGGGATGCCCAGGAATCTTGGCTATAGGCCATATCATGCCACTCACAAGCGGGGAAAAACCGCGTGTCTTTGAGGAGGATGGGATAGATTCCGCAGCCGACGCCGTAAGTATCACGACTTTTTGACATATGCCGACCATATATTCTTGCGATTACGATCCGTCACTTCCGGTGCTTCCTGTACGCCGCGACCAAAGCCACACCAGGCGCACTCGCCGAGCGCGACGTGAGGTGACCAATTCTCCCGCTCGCATACAGGGCAGTGACGTAGGTACAGGCGACCGCCAGCTCCCTGAAAATTTGAGGCGCTGTAGTTCAATGCTCGTTGGATTATCTCTAGCTTATACTCAATAGATAAACTCATAGAGTCTTCGCCTCCTGCCTGATTGCATCGAGGGCTCCGCCAATTTCGCGAGTAATCTGAATAGCACCCTCTAGGTATGCGATATCATCAGAGCCATATACGCCAGTACTGTTGATGGTCTTGGCTTCTACTACCAGCTCATCCAATCGAGAACGCACATAAGCCACGGCTTGATTCAATGCCGCCACGAAGCCCACCTGGAACTCCTTTTTGGCGTAATAAGCCGCAACATCTGCCATCGCTGGATCTTTCGATATCTCTTCAGCGGTCCACCTTGAGACCCCCAGCTCTGCGCGTCGTAAGTGCACTTCGGCCACCCGTCGCTGCTCGTTGAGTTGCTTGATTATCTGATGGGACACGCTCGCTATTGCCTCGGATGTTGGATTTGCAATCATGCTCATAGCTTTGGCCTCGCTGTGATAATGTTTTTCGCGAACCGCTCCGCTTGCCTGGTCGCCAGTCTCCTGCTGTAGACATCGCTCAGCTTAGACAAGAACTGCGCAATCATCTGTACCTCGCTGTCGAAAGTCTCATCTGATTGTAGCTCTGCGATTGACACATAAGTACCGAGGTTGACTCGCACGCCATCGAGTAGTCGAGCCAACACACTGCACTTGGTCATGTCATTTAGTTGCTTATTTATTTCCTCTACCATGACAATACCTACCCATTTCCCTTATTGTTTTTAGCCATTTATGTTTCTTAGATCTCGGTTGCTCGCATAGACTCGACACGCATTTAAGTAAATCTCTTGAATCGATTCCAAGGGCCTCGCAGCACCAGCGGAATGAAAACGGATCGTCGTCATCCGCATCACTCCATTCTTTTGCATCGCGAGCCAGACCCGCTCGATCACTAAAGAGAGCAGTTGGGCACTCAAGGTAATCGCAGGCCCAGACATATAGTACTCCTAAAATTAAGCTGCCCTCTTCTCTCGGAGTCCTGCCAAAAAACTTATACTCAGTTGCCGGATCTATCGTCACTCTGTTCTCCTCGCGATATCTCAACAACTATCGAGCCAGGAAAATACTCTCGAATCTTCTGCAACCTCTCTCCGATGCGGTCTATTAGCTCCATAAAATCACAGTAGGTTATACAGGGCAGAGAGACCGAGATAGAGTCCTGCTGTAGATCGGACATCGATTTCGTTGTACGTGAGTATCGAGTCCCAGTCTCCTTTTGCATACCACTCCAATATCTTTGAACCATTCTCTTCTGCGGCAATAACACCATACGCCCTTGCGGCATCTTTCATTTTGTACCCTCGAAGTGGGTAGTCCATTAAATCAACCGCATCCCATTTGCCAAGCTTGTACTTAAGCTGCTTACCCGACTGATGAACGGCGAGAGCTAGGATAGGAATATCAAAGTTCTTGGAATTGAACCCGATAAACCGCCAAGGTGCGCCGAGGTTATTCAGCCAGTCCACTAACTCGCCTCCCATTTTTTTAGGGTTATCACCGTGGAACTGCGTAACCCTCACATCGCCCGCCGCATTAACTAATCCGACCCCAATTACCACAGGGCGGCAACCATCTATGCGGAAGTGGTATCGCTCAAGGAATGCGGCCTTGGCTGCCTCTTTATGTTGCGCTATCTTTTCTGGATCTTTGTAGTTCTTCGGTGCTTCATACTGCTCTTCAAATCGAGAGAGGACATCGGCCGCTAAGTCAAGCGGTACGGTCTCAATGTCTACGAAAACTTCTATTGCTGAGTTGCGATTGTATGCCATGCGATCTCCTTAGAATGGAATATCATCATCAAACGGCACCTGGTCTTCGGCTCGAACAACCTCAGTGTTCTTCTGAGGTGGTTGCTTAGCGTCCAACCGTGGCTTATTAGGAGTCCAATGTTGTGCGTGTTGGTGTGCCTCTCTACGGGCCTTGGCTAAGGCGAACATCTCCTCGCTCTCCTGCTCGCTGAGCACGTCGAGAATCTCAATGTGCAGAGCATAGAACTTGCCATCCAGTTTGTGGCTTAGCTCTACTTGCTGGGCATAGCAGGGGATTCTCTTATCCCGCAAATGATTCAGTAGGTCTAGGTATTCCCCGTGGTAATTCGGCGAAGTGCTAGCCTCTCGGCCTCCAAGGTCCATGCGAAATTCCCGTTTGTTGTCTAAATCGAATCCATATAGAGCAACTCCCGGCTTGCATGGTCCCGGCTGGTTACGAATAGGATCGCGAGTAGCCATTGGGCATATTGGTATAAAATCACCGGACTTAGTGGGGAGGGCACAGAAGTGTAGCTTGGAGTCTCCTTCTGTTAGCTCAAGTACGGTAGAGTCAATCCTAGCCTGGTCCATTCCCTTCCATTTAGAGATTATCTGCACCACGCCATCGGCATTTAACTTATGACAACCAGGCGATGCTACTCTCGCGGACGGGGAGTGACCGTCGTGTGACTGACACTGCACCTCACCATTACGCCCCTTGAGTGCGCGAGTGGGACTCGCGTAGAGAATAACCGCCCTAACCTTCTGGACCGTGGTAATGTCGTTGATTATCTTACCATCGGGGCCTCTCCCTCTCGGCACTCGCATCCGAATGCCAGGGGCGAAGTTGCTGATGTCACCGCTTGGTGGTTTATTTGCAACACGGTATGTGGGGAGCGGTAAGAATGTTGTCGCTTTAGTCTTACCACCTCTCGGGATAAAATCGTCTTCCATTGGCTTCTCCTCAAAGCATCTTATTGTGTAAGATGCTCTTACCCGACCTAGTACAGCAGAAAATATCCTTACGGTGGACTGGAACGGAGTGGATTGGACTGTGCCCCTTCCATGAAGAGAAGACTCCAAGCTTCCGCGTCAATGGTGAGAGGTTTCATTGCTTCGGATGTGGCGCTCATGGTAACGCGACCGCCTGGCTTATGCGCACCGAGGGACTTTCGTTCACGGAGGCCAAGGGGAGGGTATTCGGATATCGCACCGATCTTATCGAGAATAGCTCAGAAACTAGAGACTATGGCACCTTCGCTGATCGCGTAGCATGGTGCAGAGAGAGGCTTCCATATGAGGATTTATTACTTGCGCTCGTGTGGAGTCGTATTGGTAGAGTGCTTGAGAGACGGGCTTTCATTAGCCTTACTCCCATTGGGGGCGAAGATGAGATTCCGTTCCTCATGGAATACTATCACCTCGGTAGGGATGAAGTGGCTAAGTATGAGGCGCTAAAAATTTGGGAGCTGCTTGTTGAGAGACATTGGATACCGTTCGTTAAGCAGGTAGGACTATGACTATGAGCGATGATAATAAGAAGGATAGCGAGGAGTGGTTAATTGCGCCAGACCCAGAGGTTCGCCTAATTGTCGTTGAGTGTGACGTGTGCGAGAAGCTAATTAACCTATCTGAGGCGTATCCAGAAGAGGGTGGCCTCAACTTGTGTTGGTCTTGTTGGTGCAAATGGAACTCCGACTCCTAAGTTCAGACCTAGCCCTCGACACGAGGCTAGCCCCCGATTTCATCCGTAAGCAAGTCAACGCCAATATCGATGACGGCTATCCTCAGCTAAACTACATCGCTATTTGTTGCGCTATTGCCAAAGAAAGCTTCCCAGATTTGCATACTACGCTACGCACAGCGGCGGCAGTCGTCTACAGAAAGCTTAGCAAGAACATCCAGCCCGACACCATTGAGTGGCGACGATTCCACACGGCATGGATGGGGCTAGCGACTAAAGTTAAGACTAGATAATATCCGAGTATGCCAATCAACTCTCGCACTAAGGGCAAGGTTGCCGAACTAGAGATAGCGCACTTACTAACTAAGGCTGGATACCCATCCTACAGAGCGGCACAACGCACCGGCAAGCATGGTGACTGCGATGTGGTATGTAGGGCGCTACCTAATTTCGCAATTGAAGTTAAGCGTCGTAGGTCAATCAACGATTTATGGCGATGGCTTATGCGTCAAGGTGACGATGCGCCGGGGAGGTGGCCGTTGGTGTTTACAAGGCGCAATCACGAAGGTTGGGTGGTATCGATGAGATTGGAGGATTTTCTGCTTGCAATCAAAGGTTGTACGGTCGCGCAAAAAGACCCCGAAGAGATCAAGGCTAGCTCAGTACCATAGAGATAGGCGACAGCTCGCTAAGCGCTTGAATAAGTGCGCCTGGTGCCACGGCCCACGCGCAATCAAAGCTCCCAGCTCGTTATGTAGAGAATGTACCTACCGCAAGATTGCAGCTAAGCATCTTGGCAGCGCTAAGAAGTGGGAGCAAATTAAAAAGTTCTGGCTGGCTCGGGGCGGAAGGTGCGCCTACACAGGGCGGCGCATCGGCATAGGCAAGGGGGCAAGTATAGATCACGTCAAGCCCCGCTCGCGCCACCCCCATCTCGCAGAGGACATCGATAACTTACGCTGGGTGGATACTCGCGTCAATATAGCTAAGCGTAACATGAGCCTTACAGAATTTGTGCAATTATGCATCGATGTCGTGAGGCATTTTTACTCAATAAACGATGACTAAGAAATGGATTAAGTCTGGTTGCTGTATATCTTGCGGCTCAGGGCTAGTGCGCGTCGTGGACGATAAAATGTGGTGCTTCTGTTGCGGCATGAACGCCGAAGCATCCGACTATGAGAAGTGCTCGCTAAATGAAGACGAGCTAAGAGAATGTCTGCGTAGAGAGCCGGGGTTGGCGCATCAAATAATTGAAAGGGTTCATTCACCGATGTCTCACCGAGGAGATAGCGTGATAACAAAACCCATTAGAATAAAGAAGGATGATAACAATGATACAGTACCCACAGATAGCTAGTATCGTAGCTCCGGATAGCATCCCAGAAGCGGAGATAGGTAAGTATGTTAGTGCAGCTAGCGCATTGATAATACGTAGCTTGACTAATGTGAACAGGCGACAACCGCCGATGCTTAGACATGTGACGGGCAGGCGCTACGACCTGCACTATACACTGGAGACGGTCGATGCCCAAGAAACGCAAAAATACATCGCGTCGCTGGCTAAGGCGAAGTAGCCTAGCCTCGCACTACGAGACAGCAGACAGGTGGCCAGTTAATAGCCATCCATCATTAGCGCCGATTTATTTCCATCGCTACAGACTAGTTCGCCCAGAGTGGCGGCCTATCGGCTTCATACATCACACAACGGGCACTAGACTATATGCGTTTGTAGATGAAGCTAGCGGTGGAGATGTGGTTATTATGCACGCGGAAATTCCGAGCCCGAAATACGGTAGGGCCAGGGGCCTTAAGTTCGGTGACCCACTTTACTCAGAGCGATTACGACTATACACAGACCATGCGCAAATTTGGACCACGGCATTCGCTGAGCTATGTAGGCACATAGGAAGCGGCAACATCGGAGAGCCACGGAATAATGAACATCGAGTCCTGTTTGAGCATTGGCTATGCAGAAAGTACTCGGGTACGAGGGTGGCTGCAATTAGCAGCGGAATGCTAGCACTGCAAGGATACTGGATGCCTTTTCTTGGCATGACCTACGCCAACGGTGTACGAAAGACGCTCATGTGTGCGCTTAATAGGTGGCCCACAATGGCGCTATTAATAGAGAGGTGTCTAAATGAAATCACGAATGTCGTTCAGAAAACAGAAGAGCGAGAATATTCTTACTCAAACATTGCCAGAATTACAGCCTACAGATCCAAGAGGTCCGGCGTATGAGTTTGTCGCTCGCGTAGCTAGGGAAAGGTCGATTAACTTCAGCGCTATTGCCAGGTCCATGAACTTATCCTGGACGCGAGACATTGTGCCAGCCATCCTCGATGATATGGTAGCTACGCAAGAATTGCGGGATGCCATAGCGAGCATTAAGCACACGCTGCAAGATAGCATATTACATGTGGCGCTTTTCGGTAAGGAGAATGCGAAGGTCGATCCCGTGGCCGCGAGAGAAGCTATTAAGCTGATAGACTCAGGGGCCTTGTTGTCGGACTTTGATACAGACAAGCCACAGGATTCTGCCATTACAGAGAAGTTCCTTACCGAGTTGGGGTTAAAGAAGGAATAGGTCCTTGGCCTACTTACCCTCGGCTTGCTTAGCCTTTACGGACCGAAGCACGTCGTCGATTCTGGCTATATACCCCGCCAGAAAGGCTTCCCGCACCTCATCCTCGATATGCACGCAGTGGCAACACTCGTTACATTCGATGTATGCCAGATCGGCGGCAAATTCTTCGGCTCTGGCTATTGCCGCTTGCTGCGGCGTTAATTGCTTGATGTTGCTCATACCACTCCTAATTCATTACATCGTCTAAGACTAGGTGCTTGCTTAGCTGTGAGCCAATATCTTCGGACACATTTGATATAGCCGCTAAGATATCCTCCCTTTGGCCCTTGTCGGTCAGCGCTAGCCTCACGCGCAATGCGGCTAGAATGCCAATGGCCTTAGCAACTAGAACGGATGGTTCTAATCTTCCTAGCTCGCTAAAGTTACTAGACGCGAATTCCCTTGATATTTGTGCTGCCATTTCAGGGGAGTTTAGCGATATACTTTTCATGTCCGTAGCCTTGATTATGCGTGTCATATTGTACCCTTTATGTGTAAGATGCTTATAGTCTAGTTAGTCGCGCACTCCTGAATGCTCTTTGTATCACCAAAGCTGGATCTTCATCGGCGCGAACGTTGGTAGCTTCCAAGATCTCCCTTGCCCTTTCTTCATGTTATGTTTAATGCTTATGTGGCGATGTCTCTAATACTAAATCGGCATCGTCATATAGAAACTTGCGAATATTTTCTAAGTCTGAGCCAAATATTTGTTCGGCGCTTGCACCTGGTTGCGCTTTATAAAAAGCTGTCAACCATCGCCCTCTATCCTCGATAGCCTTTACAAGGGTACGCAATTTCGCAAGATGGAAGGTTGAACAAACCCGCGCACCTGTGGGGAGATGCGTTAGATGCCACATACCCTTAGGATCGCTGCGATATGCGCCAAATAACCCAACCTTACCCAGCTTATGTCCGGCAACATTCTCGGGACCTCTTTCGGTCGCGATGAGGAATATGAATTTGATGTCTTTCATGGTGATACTACCTGACAATCGCTAAGCAGGTTCGGACAACGGCGACTCTCGTATGAAGTAGCCGTAACAACGTAAATCTTATCGTCCGCAGTATAAACCTCGACCATACCGCTATCGAGACCCCTTGCTGCTACAATGAGATTCGGATGTCGTGCTTGACGCATTTCGGCATCCCGTTTGCGGTCTAGGTATCTTGCATACGCCTCAGTATCGGGAGTGATACCGCGCTCTACTAAATATTCCGGTATCCAAAGACTAAGGCTTTTGACAATCTCCTCATGCGTAGCAGAGCAATATAGTACGGCCATTGCTTCGGGAACCTCGATAAAGATGATGTTAATTGCGACGTCCTCCTCGTATGCTAGGTACCCTTGCCACGCCATACCGCGAGACCGCGCTGCACAAGAGAGTCTCTTACTGGCTACGCCACGCGCAACAAGGACGCCCCCGTGCCCCGCCGTTGTTACAAACGTAATTCCGCGTGCAATTTTAACCGACGTTTGAACTTTGCCCCAAGGTGAGTTTCTCATTGTTCCTCCGTATGTTTTAATATTTCCACGTCGTCATTTATCGCCAACGATAAAATGCATATCGATCTTCATCTTCCCATGGAAGATCCTCTTCGGGCGCATCGCGCATGTCGGACATATCAATGCGTAATTGGCGCGGACGGTTGTATGCGATGCTGCTTTCTCCGGTCGGGCAGATTACCGCGTCAACAATGTAGTACAAACCATGCGCATGATCGATATCGGCGCTGATTATAGGATCGCTAATAATACGATATGTGTCATCGCCGGGAACCTCGATAATACCACGAATTTCGCGATATGCGCCCGAGGCGGGATCGAGTACGTATTTGTTCTGCATATTCAAACTCCTTTAATCAACTATCTTAATCAAGACACTGATCTTGCAATTCAGCCGCGCAAGATGCGCGTATACCTCGTTAGCCGTGCCTGCAATCATGAGCCTGCCCCGCTCGTCATGCGCTTCTATTGCCAGGTGCGCGTTATGTACTGTGATGATAATTTGTTTCATATGCCCCTCTCCGTGTGTCTACGCATCGCATCAGCGATATAACTAATATCGACGCTATCGCGGCTAAGCTTGAGCGTTGCAAGTGATTGCTCGATGAAATGGTGGATTTTCGCATCATTCCAGCGCTCTCTAGGTAATGCGCTTACGCTCTCTAACATGGCGTGAGTGACGGAGAGCGTGAGGCGATTGGGAAGGGGGAGGGATGCGGTCATAAGTACATGCCTAACAAGATTATATTGATAGCCGCCAAGATGCATGTGTCGAGGTATTGGGAGACTGATAAAAGTTCGCGTTTTAATTTACAGCTCATGCGCGGCACTCCTATTGGTTCTTATGTGATAATCTTCCCAGCTTAGTCCGTACTCGTCGAGCCGTCCAATGTCCTCGACCTCTTTCTCGGGGTCTTTGCAGTAGGCTTTGTACAATCGCAAGATGTCAGACAATCTGCTTTTGCAAGCATTGCGCACTATGTCTTTGCATTTTAAGTGTGTGCGTTCTGTTGTTATTGTTGTGGTGTTCATGTTCCGTTCCCCCTTGTGTTATCATGCATATAATATCGACATACCGTGCAATAACTTTAGTGCGCTTCTAGCTTTTTTTCCTCATCGGCGCACGTAATATCGCGCACAACTCTATTATGTATAAGATCGCAAGCTTTTTGAGCCGCACTAGCAGCACTGGGTAATAGCCTACAGTCAGACTTAATAGCCTTTAACCAATGTTGTAAGTAGCTCGTGCTGTTATCGAGCGTGCGATTGGCAATGTGGCAATCAGCGCATAAGAAAGAGGCCGCCAATTCTGCTACTAACTCCTCCTTGCCGTATTGCTCCAGGTCGGCGCGTGTATCTGTGACCTGGAACCGTGCTAGGCGTTGAGAGTGTCCCGTGGAGTGGGCCAACTCATGGAATAATGTTGAGTAATACGCCTCCGGCGAGTCGAATTGGGCGAGGTGAGGCATATATACCGCATCTTGTGAGGGTACGTAGTAAGCATTGCCACAATGGTGATGGATATTCGGGCCCGTCGCGTACTTAGCAACAAGCAACTCACATTGCTCGAGCGGACTATGCTTGGATAGCTCTACTGCAATCGGTGTATAGTTATCTACTTGAGATGCCGCAAAGACAGTGCTATAGCGCACGCAAGCTTGACGCTGCGTCTTGCCGTTCTTATCTTCTTTCTCTAGGACACTCCAAAATACGACGGGTAGGCCCTTCTCCCCCCTGCGCACTTGCGCACCGAGAGTCGCCCATTGCTTGTAAGTAGCGTAGAGAGATTCTCCGGCGATGCTTAATATAACTCTATTAATGCCGTTATAGTGCTTGCCAGTAGCGGCATTCCGAGGCGTGCCTAGAGTGCGCCAGCTCTTACGCCAAGGCAAGCATTGCTCTTGCTCGATAGCTTCTATAATGCGTTCGGTGACAATTTCATAAACCTTATTCATATGTGTGCTCCATGTTTGTCGCGTATTATTAATATCGACGCGTTTTCTGTGGATCTTGAGAGTATTTTTACTAATTACGTGTGAAATCCCAGAAATCACTAGGCGATTCTGCGAATAATAACTAGGACCAGATGCCTTTGCACAACCCCGCGGAATCATTGGCCTTTCCCGCTACCCCGCACCCTATGCAATTTTTGCGTAGTTTACGCTAAGTGCGCGATGTTCTTCGCGAGTTTACTTAACTAGTATTATATTTCTAGTTAACTAAGAGGGTAATGTTATCAATACGTTGCGCGTAAGTAGTAGTGTCCGCCTCATGTGTGGTGTGAATGGTTCCGGATACTTGGAGCCGATGGACAAGCCCCCGAAGCCTAGGATTTAGATGACACTCTCCCAGCGAAATAAAAAATAAAATTGCAGGCTTAACTAGCGCCGGGGCATACCTGGCACTACTACCGGACTTGAGGATAAGGTACTTATCCGAGAGGACGGTAGTAGTTTTCTCATCACGTTATCCCGCCTTGTCCCTTTATCCATGAGAAGGTAGTGAAGGGGAAGAAGGGGGCAATACATACACCGAGGGTTAGCATTGAGGCTTATATACCACAACTATAGGAGTAGATTTGACAAAATGCTGCCGCAAGCTATCGACAGGATTGCCTTTTTAGATATTTTTCGCACCGCTAAAAACTTTTCCTCGAAATCGTCAAGAGCATGACGAAAATTAATCTTGTAAGTGCCTGTAATGATTATTTTTGCGGAATCCCACCGTACCTAGCATTTGACAATGCTTTTCACTAGAATGAATATTCTACACCACTATAGTATTAATTTCATTATTGAAATTGTACCTCCCTCCCTCCTCTCTTCATTTTCTTAATCTTACTTTTGTGAGGAAATGCTATAATTAGAGTAGGCGCTATAAGGAAGAAACGAGGCAACGAGTTTCTGACGTTCTGGGAACAAGGCGATAGCCTTGTGACTCACAACGCAACTTGCTAAGCAAGGCAACAGAATATGTAACGCTACACGGCAGGAAAGTGTAGTTCTAGATAAAACCTTCTGCCCTCTAGAGCAATTCAATCAAAATTCTCGCGTACTTAGGGCCCCGAGACCCCGCGCTTGACCGAGGGCTTCTTTTTAAACCCTATCCGACCAATAGGACCACATGACCGAAGATTACCTCGTCTCAGCTCGTATCAGAGCTGATGCACTACAACTAACTCCACCATCGCCAGCAAGTAAGCTATTCGCCGAGATTCAAGCTCGCTGCCCCATTGATAAGCTCTACGCTGTCATTCCTACCGAGACCGGTTTTGCCTATCGGGAAATAGGCGACGTAGTGATTACCTTCATCCCGAAGGGTTCTACGCTTGACGTTCCGCCACTTCCCGAGATTCGGCTAGTCCCCGCTCCGCGAACGGAAACCGACCTCCCTGCCCCTAAAAAGAGGCGGCCTAGGGTGCGGGCCCAACCCAAAGAAGATCTCTCAATAGAAGCCAAAAGCGACGCTCAGCCAAACCGGCTAACCAGCGGTTCTCAGGTTCCAGAGGTTGGTGAGATTACCAAATGTACAAACCCCGACGACCCCTCGCTAAGGGTATGGGGGCATAACTAGGATTAATAAATCATGGCATTCCTCCCCGTTCAGTCATTACTGGGCACTGCCCTTACTGGTACTTTTCAAACTATCCGGTCTTATACCGGCAGAATCCGACAGATTGTAATAACTAGCGATTGCAACGCAGCCATAGAGCTATCCTTTGATGGCGGCGTTACTTCTCATGTACGCCTCCCGTCCTCCACGTCAATTGTACTGGACGGCGTAAATATCCAAGAGGCTATAAAGGTCAAGCATGGCGGTTCGGCTCCCACAAGCGGCCACGTAGCCGTTACTGGCGATTTGATGGATTAATCCATGTCATCGGTCTTTACCTCGCCATCCGGCGTTTCACTATCAAGCCTTAGTTGGAACGGGACATTAACTTACAACGGTACTGTCCAAATTGGCTCAGGCACCAGCGACGGCTCGGATAATCAGCGACTCAGGCTTCATGGCGGCGGTGCTCCCGGAGCTACTCGCGGTGCTATGATAAACCTCGCAGGTAACGAACACACCAATACTGGTAAGATGCAGCTCATCACTGGCGACGTAGCCGGTGGAGATCTTGAGTGCTATACTCGTGGCATTCTCAGGTGGACTTTTGCTGATGATGGCCGATTAGTGCAGGACGCTACCAACGGAGGCCCTATCACCTTCACAAAGGCCAATACGACCCTTAACTTCGCTGGCACTATGGGAACATCCAGCAAGAATCCCGCAGTTGACGCAGCCAATGGATTTGTTGAACTTCAGGTTAATGGCGTCACGAAGTACATACCATATTACACAGCATAAACCAAACATAGGACCAACATGAAGCCGGACCAGCTTCGATTCGTTTCCGATGCAGCCAAGGAAGCCCATGACATTCTGGGCGATATCCTACTAGGAGAGACCCCGCTACGCGCATTGCGCGAGGTCCGCCTGTTCCTAGCTAGACTACACTTTGACGCTCTTAAGTCCATAGAGGAATTCAATGCTCAACATCCTACTGGCTGTAATAGCCGCGATCCTTACATCGGACAGCCAGATTCAAGTGCGCCCCCAAAACGCGCAGGACGAGCTCCAAGAAAAAAGGCGTGAGCTTTTGAGAAAGTGGGATACGTACATTTGGGAACAGCTCCTCAAAGAGCCTCGCCAGTGTGACATAGAGTTTCACCTCCCCCAATGTCGCAGACATGAACAATTCCTCATTAACACCAGACCAGAGAGTCTTAGAGGCCCTCAAAACATTAGAACAAGCTAGAAAGTCTGGCGCTGATTACTGGCGATTATACGCGCATCTTTGCCTTAAGGACCTCTGGTTCTTCATCCGCGTAGCACTTGGATGGGACTGGTTAGACAGCAAGCTCCACGGCGAAATCCTTATTCCTTTCTATGAAGAAAACAAGGGGTGCGATACAGCCGTTTTCATCCCTCGTGGTCATGGTAAGACCCTCGTAGCAGCAGCTCGCATTATGCGAGAGATGTTAGCTAACCCTAACGTCGCTATCATGTTCGCCTCGGCAACCGAGGACCTAGCCAACTCACTGGGTTCAATGATTGCCCAGAACCTCATCGGCAACGACAATATCCAGCGAGCCTTCAAGGGTATAGTTCCGACATCGACGCAAGACACCGATAGGTGGGGCAAGGACGGTTACGCGCTCCCTAATAGAAAGCCCCGAACTGACGCAACGCTTTTTTGCTCATCTCTCAAGGGTAACGTCACAGGCAAGCATCCAGAGATAATCTTCCTAGACGATACGGTAGTACGCACCAATAACACTCCCCAAGGATGGGCGATGACCGAATCCTTCCTGCGCGAGTGTATGATGCTGCTCCCCCCACAAGGAGTTATCCACGTTACTGGGACTAGATGGCACGACGGCGACCCATACGGCAAGATTCTGGCTGGGCGCATTCACGGCAAGCAAGGCCCATTCCGCACGATGGTTCTTTCATGCTGGGAAGATGACAATCCACTAAAGGCTCCTACATATCCACGCGCCAAGAGGTGGGGCAAGAGTCACTTTACGGGATACAGTAACGAGCAGTTAGATGCTATGCGTAAGCCAGAGAGCGAAGGTGGGCTGGGTATTTATTTCGATGCGCAGATGCGGAATGACCCGATACCCGTCGAGCGACAGGACCTTAGAATATCTGATGTTAATACCTTCTCGGACGATGAGGCACCGGAGTTGGGTGAACTTAGGCTATTTGGCCTAGAAACCACAGCAGGCGGTAAGCCGATTTATTCGTTATTGCAAGACCAGGCTGACAAGCTCAGGCTATCCATTCCGATACAGCCGATAGAAGTTAAGCGACAGCGCGGCTCTACCAAGCTAGACCGTATTCGGGCCTCCCTTGAACCCGTTATGCGCGAGGGGCGATTGTTTGTTAAGTCATGGATGCTAGGCGATAGCTCATCTTCGGATGGGCTCGGATACGAGATTCGCAGGTTCGGTGCGGCCAAGCATGATGATGTAGTAGACGCTCTGCACATGGCTATTGACTACCTAGCTGGTCAGGCAAGGCCGAGCAAAGGCTCCCCCGCAGATGTCTACATTGCTTGCGACCTGAGCTTCTCAGAAGAAAGGCGCTCTGACTGGACGGTGGCGATGGCGGTAGCTGTTACCGCAGAAGGCAATTTTTATTTACTAGACTACGATAGGTTTCAGACTAGCTCAGCCTCCGGGCTCGTCGGTCGTTTAATCGAGTTTTTTCAAAAGTGGAATCGAGTGGGCAAGAACCGGCGTAATGCTGCCAAATCCTACTCTATCGCGCTTAGTTATAAATAGGAGAATCATGAAAAGAGAACCAATCAATAGCAAGAAGATGCCGGTGCCCTCTAAGCCGGAGAGTAAGAGAATTACCTACGACGGCTTACAGAGACAGAAGGGCGGCTCTGATGCATCGCACAACCTCCCTGCTCAGAATCCGACAATTGTTAAGGGCCCCAACAAGTCCGGTAACTGCTAAGGACTAAGCAAACAATGGCCCAGGCTTCTCGCAAGGACGATATTGATGCACGCAAGGTGGCGTGTATTGATAAATTCATCGATAACTGCGAGAAGTCCTCTACCGTCGTCGTTAAACGGTGGCAGCAGAATTACGACATGTTCGTAAGCGGTAGCCGCTTTGAAGGGAAGAAAGGCTGGCAATCGCAATTCTCGATTAACAAATTCGCGAACGTCATTCGGTCAGCTCACGGGGAATTGATTAACACAATAGTTAATAACCCCGACTGGATGGACATCGTAGAGCGGACGCCTAACAATACCAGGGCAGCTCTGCTTAAGCGACCCATCAAGAAGATAGTTGAATACTACCTAGATAGAGCCAACTTTCGCCGTCACGCATCGACCTTCATCCTTAACTCCCTCATCTCGATGGGCAGCTTGTATGTAGGATGGAAGGAAATGCTCATTCAGAATCCTGAGTATGTAGCTGCCAAGACGCGCAAGTTACGTCAAGAGGAGATGAGGCGACTAGCTAAGGTGGTAGCTAACCCCAGCGTAGAGTCCGAGCACAACGCAAGCGCGATTACAGCTAACATCGAACAAGCCATAGACGATACGGTTGCGATGCTCCAAGGAGAGGAGTCGGCTCCAAAGGAGGATATCCCAGAATATCTCCAATATGGCTGCATTGAATTTCGAGACTTAAATCACGAGAATATCTTCTGGGAAACTAACGTCGCCTACATGGAAGACTCGGCAGCCAAGGCATGGCGCGAGTTAGTGACGGAATCAGATTTAAAGCTCTGGGCTAAGCAGGGATACATCAGCAAGTCTAAGATTAAAGACTTACCGGAGCGTAAGCGTAGAGATAAGGAGGTCTCTTCAAGGTTGCGCAACACTAATATCATGCGCACCCCCAACTCACCGAGGGACGACCTTGTAGAGCTAACCTACTACTTTGGCCCTCTTATTATAGATGGGGAGATTAAGAAGGATGCTTGGTTCTGCTTAGTCGCCAACGGCTCCCGCATTATCAAAGAAGGCGATTATCCTTACTGGGAACCTCCGGGACATAAAACTCCGGTGGTTAATATGGCAGTAAGGCAAATCCCTTACCGCGCTACCGGAGCAGGCATCGGTGATAACGTCTACGACATCCAGCGCCAAATGGATAGCAATTGGCACTTAGTTAATGATACGTTCCGGTTTGGTATTGCTGGAATAAACGTTGTCAACGTTCAGAAGTTAGTTGATAAGGGCCAGCTAGACGAAGGAATTGAACCCGGAAAAATCATTGAAGCCAGGGACAATCCCAAGGCCGTATTTGAGCGTATCAGCCTCACTGACAACCTTGAGAATCAAGTGCATCCCATGCAGACTATCCTACAGTCTGCTATCGAAGAAGGTGCCGGTATCAACGACCTCATGTCCGGCGGTAACAACCTACGCTCTCGCACAACCGCAGCCGAGACTAATGCCAGGATGCAGGGCTCTCTGCGCAATGTAAACACAATCGCTCTTGACCTAGAGCAGAATTTCCTTATCCCAGTCCTAGAGAAGGTGCTCGCTAGGGTGCTTCAATTTGGCCTTGAGGATATTCAGCGCAATCCTGACCTAATAGCGCTCTTGGATGAAGCTGAGCTATATGAATTAACCCAGCTCTCCGAGGAAGATAAGATTTCCATCGTTAATCACTTCTTTAAATTCAAGATTAACGGATTTAGCGCACGTCAAACCGAAGAGTCTGACCTCATGCGCATGAATGAGCTATTGCAGATAGCGAACTCAGGCGGCCCCCTCTCTCAACTCATAGACCTTAGAACGCTTCTTAAGCACTGGATGAAGCTAATGAAGCTCGACAAGGATGACGCGCTTATACTCAAAGACGCACCACAGGCGCAGATAGAAGCAGAGAACGCCGTACTAATGGGTAACCACATTGTTTATCCAGACCCGAACGACAACGATGAGCTTCACTTACAGCTTCAAGGGCCGTTAGCGCAATCTCCTTACGCTACCCCGGCCCTACAGCAGCACGTCGCCATGCACCAGCAGCAGATGCAGCAAAAACAAATGCAACAGCAAGGCGGTCAAGGAGAGCCGCCTATTCAGTAATAGACCATGCCGCAGCCTCTTGTAGTTTTTAAAGCATACGCCACAAATACGCTTTTTTATACCATCCGCGTATGGCGCACCCGCAAGGAGCTACGAGACCACTGCCACTGGGTGAGGCTCTGTAGGCGCACAATAGGCCTATGCTCTACCCATGTAATCACCAATTACGCAAAAGGCAAACCCAAAAAATCCCCGGATTGTGGCGAGATTAATGTTTGCCTACCAGTCACAGCCGAGCTGATAGCGCATGAGCTACAACATGCAATCTTAGGGTTAGCGCGTAGGCGTAGATGGAAGCTAGACGCAGAAACTACCGAGACTCTAGTTCCGCAAGATTCCGGCGAAGAAAGAACAGCCGAGGCTTACGGAAGAATTTTCGCAGATACGACCAACAAACTACATAGGCTTGGAATATGGCCGACTTTAGACCGAAGACTTCAAAAGAACTCGAAGAAGAAAGGGTAATTGCCCTTCTCGATAACCGCGCATTCTTAGATACAGTCAAATCTTGGATCGATAGCGACATCGATGCCGCTACAGTCGAGATGGCTAGTGAGGATGATCCGATTAAAAACGCCAAGGCTAGAGGCAAATATCTTGCTCTTACAGCCATTACGGCGAGGCTTGAGGCGGTGGCTAAACGCAGCGCAAGGCGCTCGCAGGCAGCAGAAATTTTTGACCTAAATAAAGGACCAAGACCATGAGTGAGACAGTCAATACAGAAGCAGCGCCAGTAGAAAAACCGGCAGAGAAGCAGGAGCCCCCTACCCCGGTTGCGATAGATGTCGAGAAGATACAGCGCGAAGCGGCCAAGGCGGCTAGGGATGAAGTAGCCAAGGACGCCGAGAAGATGATCAACGAGCGCCTATCGGCGGCGGCTCGCTTACTATCTGGCGAACCCGAGAAGAAGAAGCACGACCCCCTACTTGAGCGCATAGTTGCCGAACCAGCAGCGCTACTCTCGGATATCAAAGAACTCACCAAGGAAGAGCTTAGGCGCGAAATGAGAGAGCAGGAATCTCTCAAGCAATCAGCGCAGCAGATATCGCAAGAATACCTCAGCAAGTATCCAGGGCTAGAGGAGCATCCTGATTATGTTGATGCTCTTGTTCGCACAGAACTAAGAACCGAAAAAGACTTTAATAAAGCAGCTCGTAAGGCATTTGACGTTGCCGTCAGGAAGCTAAACCTAAAGTCAGTCGATGAGGCGGCGGCAAAGCGAGGAAGACTAGACGCCATTATTCCCGGAAGATCCTCTGGGGTGGCATTTGGAGTTAGTAATCAAAAATCTCAGCGCACTAGCGCCGAGGATTATATCAAACAAGCTCGCGAGAAATTTGCAAGCTTTAAACGTAAAGGATAATTAATCATGCAAACTTGGGGAGATTTTGACGGAATTATCAACGTCAATGAACTAAGCGAATTTGTGCGACATGCCGCGCAGGACTTGCAAGGATTCGCGCAGCTTTGTAACCCGCCTACTGGCAAGGCTCTTGGGCTAGGCAAGGGTGATACCGTTCAGTACATATATTACGCTGATATTGGTATCGCAGGTGGCGAGCTAGACGAGAACGAGGAGGTTCCGCAGTCTACGCTTACTCCTATTAGCGCAACTTACCAAATCAAGGAGTTTGGAAATTCTCTGCGATGGACGAAGAAGCTAGAAGACCTTTCTCGCCTCTCCGTCGAAGACGACTTCACCGTTGCTCTTGTTAATGACATGAAGAAGCTGGAGAACAGCCAAGCCTATACACAATTCAAGGCTACTGACTGGATAGCTTCTTTTAATAGCTCAGCCGATGCATTTGTAACTAACGGCACTACCATTACCGCATGTAACGAAGGACTCACATTCGCTAATCTGCGCTACTTAGTGCGCAACGCCGAAAAGAGACTCATTCCGTACTTCGATGGCGAAAGCTATGTTGTTGTAACTGGCGTAGACAGCCTGGACGCTCTTGTATACGAGCAGCCCGGAGCTGGTGCAACTGGTGCTAACGTAGCCAGTGTGTTCGAGGCTCTTAAGAGAGATTCTGGTATGGCGGCCCTTAACGGCGAATGTGGCCGTGTGGCTAGATGCCGACTTGTCAAGGATACCCATAAGGTAGCTAAGATGGGCGGATCATCTTCCGGCGAAGGTGCTAACCTGGACGAAACATTCTTAATTGGTGCCGATGCTGTGCAGAAAGATGTTGCTGAACCATGGTACCTGAGCATTGAAGACAGGGACCATAAGCGCAATATCTCGGTGGCCTACTTGGGGCTTATGATCTGGAATAAGATCCTTGATCAAACCACGCACTCCAAGGAGCACATCATAAGAGTAGCGTCTGCCTAAACATCAAGTTATTATATAGTGGCGGGGCGTAGGCCCCGTCAATTATGGAGATTTTGCTATGAGTGGATACGCATATAACAGACGCCAGCTCTTCGTTAGAGTTGGTAACGACGCCAATGATAAGGACATCGGTCACTTTATTGTCCCGGCTCGCCGAGTTGTTGAGCTTTTTGGTATGAAGGCAGTTGTTGGAACAGCCCCGAATACCGGCAATGCCGTGAAGGTTGAGGTTGTAAATTCAGCGAACGTAAACGTCTGCGACGTTGCCGTTTCGCCAATTGGATCTACTAATCTGATTAACAGCGGCGACACCTTCCCAATTACGCTCACCAACAACACAGACAGCGATATTCTGTATAAGTTCCGCATGGACGGCGCGGGTGATTCCAATACCAACGCCACCGTGATCCTAGATGCCAGCTTTCCTGGTAAGCTGTAATTAGATCTCGCTCCTCCTCCGGGCTTCGGGTGCTATCAGAGGCCCCGGCCCGGATTTTTTATTAGTAGCCCATGACAACATACGACGGACTGGTTTCGACGGTACTAGAGCTGTGCGACCATGTAGGCTCTACTGATGCGCAAACAGTAGCCAATAGAGCGATGGTGCTATGTATGCGGTACGTGTCTAGTCGTGTTGAATTACCATCTCTAATAGGCAGCGCGAGCTTCACATGGGGGGCGCTCACAACCTCCGCCCCTCTATTTACTTCGCAAGGTTTTAATATCACCGAATCGACATACGGCAGCCCCAATCGCCTATATGTTAAGCGAGATTCTAGCGCAACCGATCCAGGTATACCATACGAATTTCTTGAATATGTACACTGGCTAGATTTAAAGTCCGCCGTTAGCGGCGGTGCGCGGTCATCCCTATTTGAGCCACCGTCGAACGATGAGCGACCACAATACGCATATACTATTGACCACAGCAATGCATTAATAGCGTATCCTATCGCAGAAAATAACGTTCTTAAATTTTACTACAATAAACTTCCAGCGGCCTTTGCTGGCGGCGCTACCCCAGAAATACCGGCTCAGTTCGACTACATCCTTATCAACGGAGCCTCCCTCTATCTCAAAGAATGGATTAGAGAACCAGCCGACATACTAGATTCTTATCGTATATTTCAATCCCTCAACCCCCAAATTGAAGAGATGGATTCCTTTCTTAATGCTCGTCGCAAACGTAGGCAATTAAAACTAGCCAATAGCTATAGGGTATATTAGCAATGACCGCCACACCGTCTGGGCAAACAGAAATTTTAGTTGATACCATCACTGAAAAGACATCCTCTAATGGTGTTGCAATAGAAGGAGTTAGACTTAAAGACAATGGCATCGAGAATAATTCGACCAACGACCTCCCAATCACACTCAACGCAGGGATCCGATGGCGGCTCCTCGGATCGTCCTACCACCTTAGGCCAGAAGTTGATAATACCTACGACATTGGCGCAACTTCTTACCTCCTACGCAAAGTCTATTCACGGAATTTTCTTTGCAACGGAGCGGCGGGAGTCCTCGGGACGGATAGCGCCCACGGATTCGGATTCCAAATAAATAGTAATGAAGTCTGGAATCTTGATGCATCGGGCAATCTTAATCAGAACGCTACCAATGGTGGGAATCTTGTTCTAACCAAAGCCAGCTCAGCCGTAGCGCAACCCTACGCGGCGACAGTATCCGCAGCCGGGACCACTATCTCTGATGCCACCGACCTCACAGCCGTCCATAATGCAATCACTTCATGCTCGTCTGGTCAAGGCGTCCAACTCTGGGATGCTCCACTGGGTGCGGTTATATCAGTCTTCAACAATCAAGGCTCTGACGTCCTCCGAGTCTATCCGCATAGTGGAAGCGGCACTATCGACGCAGCGAGCGCGGGAGCAGCTATTCAGCTCGGCATATATCAGAAGGCGTTCTTTATTCGTCTTTCCTCTACCGCCTGGTCGATGCACATCTCCCCAGCGGCCTCAGTAGCGACCGGACTTACCGCAGCCGGTAGTACAATTAGCGATGCGCTGCAACTCGTTGCTATTAGCAATAACGTCACAACAACCGCTGGTAGCACAGGAGTTAAGTTATTCGATGCCCCGTTAGGCACTATGATTTATATAAGAAATGGCGGAGCTAATGCTCTGGCGGTCTATCCCGATAGCGGCTCTAATCAATTTAACGCTGGCTCGGCTGGCGCGTCTGTGTCTATAGCAGCCGGGGCTCATGCGATTGCGATTAGAGTATCTTCTACTATTTGGTTAGCCTCAGAACCAGTGGCGGCATAACATGACAGCCACGCAGTTTATCATCGGTGCAGGCGCTCAAGATCTAACGTGGCTAGACGATGATATAGACGAAAACTCTCAGATTATCTATCCAGGCCCATGCGTCCTGACTGGGTACATGCTAACCAATGCATCATCAACGGTTAGGGCATTTCTCAAACTCTACGATTCTGCCTCAGTAGTGAACCTAGTCACCGACTATCAGCTACTTAAAGCGTATTTCGGTATCCCAAAGGGGCAGAGCGCCAATGTGTCCTTCCCGAGAGGTATTCTTTTCTCTTCCGGTTTGGTTATTGCCGCCTCGGGTGCAGCGGGGGTGGCGGACGCTACCCCATTAGCTACGCAGGCACTTGGTGGAACGATACTGTATAAGCCCGTGTAAGGATGGAAGCAAAGCTAGGCACGATTTCTACGCCCACGTCAACCGGACTCTATTCGGTGACGGGACTAGGGTTTCAGCCTAACTTCATCATCTTCCTAGGAACTAGGTTTACCAGCGCCTCTCCGGCAACAGCGACAAACACCGGTTGCTTATCGGTAGGCTTTGCGAACGACCTTGGGGATAAGTATTGCCAGCTCTGGTCTGGCGAGAACCTACAAATTCACTTTGAGTTGCAATCAACGGCAGCGGCGATTAAGAGCGTAAATGCATCAATCACCACGGATTATGAAGTAAATACCGTGACGATGACCGCCGATGGATTTGATCTTAATTTCAATGTTGCAACTGGAACTAGCAGGATATTGTTTTACATCGCCCTCTCAATAGAGAGCAGTGGTTTTACTGCTACCGATTACGGTTACGATAATTCAGTAGGAAGTTTTACTACAGCAGTTCTAAATCCAGCGATTCAGCCACATGCAACCTTCCAGCTGCTAGCCGGAAACCTTAGCTTCTCTAGTCCATCCAATACATTTGGATATGGTATTTGCACCGGGGAGTCTGAGCAATATTTTCAGGCTCATGCGCACAGACCGTTCTCGACATCCCCAATGTGGAATTTAGCGAGAAACCAATTCTTGCACATGGCGACCCTCGCCGGTGTTACGGAAGGGGTTCTAGACTTTAGCGCCATGAAATCCAATGGAGCGGAGTTTGAGCAAATTTCATATGCAAGTGACGGACTAAGAAATGCTCGGTTTCGCAGTGTTGGTATCCGAGACTCATCGGAGACCTTTAAGAGTGGAACTATCTCTAGACCATCCGGATTATACACAGGGACCCAGGAAATTACGCTCGGCTTTCGCCCTAAGCTCATACACTTCATAGCCCCAAGATGGGGATTGGGCTCGCGAGGGGGTGCTGGTGGTCCACACTTCACGGACGTCGATTATATGATTAGCATAGGCTGGTGCGACGGAGAGCTGAATCAGTTCAGTACAGCCATTCGCGGCACAAAGAATAGCACCTCATCACCAGCAGCAGTCAACTACATAAGCAACCAGCATCATCACTACGCTTACGCACAAGCTAAGGTAGTCTCAATCTCTGATACAGGATTTACGATCGAATGGCTATCCGGGGAATCTTACGATCATTACTACCTAGCCATAGGCTCAGAAGGATCGGCGGGTGCCCTGCCCCTTATTGGAGTGGGATAGATGGCTGAAGTACCGGCAAGAGCCACGCATTATAGCATCATGCCGTTTGGAACGTCTGGTTTAATACGCACAGACTTCGGCATTACTCTTCTTAAGAATGGAGAGGTTAATGACCTGCCAGTTGATTCTCAGGAAGTAGATACCGGCGTTTATAAGTTCTTCTTTAATAATGACGGAGAGCACAATTCAGTCTGGACACTAATCGTTACATACGGCGGTGTCGGTTGGATAGAGG